CGAGGCCTTTGCTATTTGCAAGCGGGGGGGTGTTTGTCCCCAGCATATAACAACGGCCGCACCCGGCTCGGCTGCTGGTTTTGTCACAATCAGCGAATAAATGAGCTGAGGAGGTTAAGAAAAGAGCACCCGGAATTATGGAGGGAGCTGCTTGCATTAGACGACGCAAGCCCGACTAAATTCACGCAAAGATCAACGGTTCGACAGTTTGACGAGCGTTTTGCTTGCGAAGATATGCAGCTTAATATTTTTGATTTTTTAGAAATGGAGGACACCGAATGAGTGCAACAAATAGAGGCAGCAACAGAAAGCCGCACGACTTCTATCCTACACCGATCCCGACGATTGAGGCCCTTCTCGACGTTTTCCCTCTGAGGGGGGGGATCGAGGTGCTGGAACCGGGAGCCGGCTGCGGTAACATCATCAAGACATTGCAAAAATACGGCGATTTTTCGATCGACGCGGTGGAAATAAGACCAGAGGAGGCAGAAACCCTGCAGGAGCTCGGCGTCAATGTTATAATTGACGATTTTCTGAGCATGGACCTCGGCAAAAAATACGATCTTATCATCGGCAACCCGCCATTTAATCAGGCGATCGAATTTGTAGAGAAAAGCCTCGGACTGCTAAAACCGGGCGGCAGGCTCATTTTCCTGCTCCGCACCGCGTTCATGGAAAGCGACCAGCGTTTTGAATTTTGGCAGCAGGAAGATCACCAGCTTGCCGGACTCTATACGCTGCATAAGCGTCCGAGCTTTACCGGGCATGGAACCGACGCCACGAGCTACTCGTGGTTTGTATGGGAACCCGGCAGCAGTCGCCAAGTCATAAAAATAATTTAAGGAGGCACGACCATGAAAATGACTTATATATGCTCGCCGTGCCGCGGCGATTACGAGAAAAACATCATAAAAGCGCAGGAATATTGCAGAGAGGCCCTTCTCGAAGGACTGCTGCCAATCGCTCCGCATGTATATTTTACTCAATTTGTGGACGACACCAACAAGAAGGAAAGAAAACTCGGCCTGCTCTGCGGGCTCCAGCTTCTCCGCTATTGCCAGCTTATAAGAGTTTACGGCTGCCGCGTATCTTCTGGAATGTTTGGAGAGATACAGCTTGCCGGAGTGCTCGGGATCGAGATCCAAGTTTTCGGCCCGCCTGAGTTTGTTGAGTGCGTAATGGAAATATACGACAACGCAAAAATAACCCAGAAACTCCCGGCTGGTATGCTGGCCGCCGCTCCTGCTGGTTTGTCGGCTGCTGCGCCTGCTGCCATGCCAGCGCTTGCAGAGCCTAAACTTTGTGCAACTATTGACATAAACCAGACGCAAGCCTCCGGGCTTGTGCAAGTGATTGAGGAGGACCTGCGAAAGAACGGACTCCTGCGAGGAGGTGCATAATATTGGCAGATAATAGACGAAACGCTGAAGGCTACCCGGATCCGACTCCGTACATGGCCGAGCAGAATATCAAAGCTCAGGAACGCCGGCAGCAGGGCCGCCGCGCTAAATACGCCGGCGAACGCTTCGAGAGAATGATCTCCGGCGCCTGCGACTACTACCGCGCCGAGAATATTGCAGACATAGAAAAGACGCCGGAACCTATGAAGCCGATCAAGCTATACGGCGATCGCAGGTTCGGCCAGTATATTGCCGTATTCACCAAAAAGAGCCAGAACGACTACAAGGGAATACTCAACGGAGGCCGCTGCATTGCTTTTGAGGCTAAACATACAGACGCCGACAAGATAGACTTTGCAGCAGTCACCGACCGGCAGGCTGAGTTGCTCGAGAATTATGAGAAAATGGGCGCGAGCTGCTTCGTGCTTGTGAGTTTTAAGTTTGAGCAGTTTTTCCGTATTCCGTGGAGCGTCTGGCGCGACATGAAGGCTATATACGGCCGCAAGCACCTGAAACGTGAGGAGCTCGGAGAGTTTGAGATTGGGCTCAATCACTTAGGCACTCTGGAATTTTTGAAAAAGACAAAAGGAGGTACCACCAATGCTTGAGAGAGCTCTCAACGATTTAAAGAACCCGAAAACCAAAACCGGATCGCTCCAGATCCTCGGTACATTTATCGGAGCTGACGGCTCAATGGGATTTACAAACGGCGAGCGTTACGAACTTATCGTGAAGTATACGAGAAGTCGCGGCACATTCGAGGCAAGAACCACGGACGGCCGCCTCTACTGCCCTTATAGCAGCACCGCCACTTTTGTGAAAAACTGGACCGCTGCCGCTATCCAGAAGGGAGCGTGACACCATGAAAGCGATCACAATATGGCAGCCGTGGGCTGAGCTTATACCGGCCGGCGTGAAGAAAAACGAGACAAGAGGCTGGAAAACATCATACAGAGGACCGATCGCCATACATGCAGCAGTTAAACCGATAAAGCAAGTGCTCCCGCTGCTGTCTGACGAAGCCTTCAGACTCATGGTAGAGAAAACAGAAAAGGCAAGCGTCGCAAACGGCCAGCTTTTAACGTGTTTTGAATACGGCCAAATTATCGCCACAGCCGAGCTTGTAGACTGTCACCTCATTACTGAGGAATACATCAAAACATTAACGCCGGAGGAATTGGCTCTCGGAGATTATACTCTCGGGCGCTATGCGTGGGAGCTCGCAAACGTGCAACGCCTGAAAGAGCCGGTACCGGCCAAAGGCCAGCAGGGCCTCTGGAACTGGGAACCACCCGAGGAGGTGCTGGCGTGAATGTAAAAATAACACCGTGGAAACCCGGAGACGGCGGCCTCTTGTGCCTGCCTCTCCGCTCCAATATTCCAGAAAGCAAGAACCCAGACTGGCGACTTGTCACTTGCCCGCGTTGTGGCCGCGAGTGTTGGGAGTCAGATCTTGCACGTCTGGCAATGGCAGCGGGAGCCGTCGGAATATGTACCGAGTGTGCTATCCGCGCCGGAATATCACAACCGGGAGGAGGTGAAAAGAAACCATGACCGCAGACGCAATGATCGGAGCTGCTGCTTGTGTGCTCTGGGTATTTATGCTGGTATTGTGGGCGCTAAGTATTGCAATCACTCACAAAGACCAGAAAAGAAAAGCCTCAGAATTGCACCTTGTAGCATACGCAACCTATCAGCTCAGCCTTCAGATCGAAACGCTGAACAAATCAAACCAAAAGGAGGATCCAAACAATGAAGAAACAGAAAGTACAGAGCAATATTAACCTCGAAGCTCTCGCAGGCGGCGCTTTTGCCGAGAAGCTCAACGAGGCGCTTGTGCAGGTGGCTGAGAATATTCAGAACCCGAACACAGAAGCGACAACAAAGCGCCAGATCCAGATCACGATCAAATTTGCACCAAATAAGACGCGCCAGCTCGTAAGCACCCAGATCGCTGTCACGACAAAACTCGCAGCTACCGAAGCTATTGACACGCAAATGATTATGGGAGTAAACATGAGGACCGGCCAGATCGAGATCGCAGAATATGACGGCCAGATCAGAGGGCAAATGTCTCTCTCAGATCTTGAAGCACCGGCAGAGGCTCCAGAACCGGCAGCAGCTCCACCGCAGCAGCCGCAGGCTCAGGAGACACAGCAGGCAGCAGTCCAGCAGCAGGCTCCTACCGGTAAGCCGTTAGACTTGAAAAACAGAAACAAACAACCGGAACCCGAAGCAACTGAGGAACCGGAAAACGCTGCACCGGCAGCAGGCGCCCTTGTACCCGGCAAAGACTTCGATCCTGAGACTGGCGAAGTTTTAGAGGACGGGCGACCGGTGGACGACCAGCAAACGACCGCCGGACGACCAGAGGACGGCTATAAAATTGTAAACATCGGCCAGAGAGCCGCAAACGCATAGAATAAGGAGGATCATAAACATGGAAGGTATCAAGCAAGCAATCGAATATATCGCAAAATTAGCAGTCGAGGCCGAAAAGCCTGAGCAGATCGAGATCAACGGGAGAAAATACTGCACGAAAAACCTCACCCGCTACGATCGCCCAGATATGGCCGAAACTATCAAGGCGACAACTCTCACCTCGTTAATTGATTACGTCAAAGAGCTGCGCGAAGAAATGGGCGGCCGTCACATGATTATACAGATCGTGAGCGCCACGAAGGTGCTGTTGTATTCTGGACTCATGGAAGAACGCGACCGCGAGACTCTTTTCGAAGTCAACGCCCTGCTGCCGCAGTTTGAATATGGCAGAGAATACGATCAAGAGAGTTTTCTCGTCTCTATGCAGTCATGCTTTAAGGAAAGCGACGACCGCGAGGCTGTCACTATTCTGGCAAGTAATATAGTCAACACTCAAGAAGCAACCTTCTCCGACAACGGTGTGACTCAGCAGGCTGTTATGAAAACCGGAATAACAACGAAGGACAATGTTCTCGTGCCAAATCCGGTACACCTGATCCCATACCGCACCTTTTTGGAGGTTGAGCAGCCGGGCAGCGACTTCGTTTTCAGAGTAAGCGAAGGCAGAGGCGGCGCTCCTACCTTTAAGCTCGTAGCAGCCGACGGCGGCCTCTGGAAGTCTCAGGCTGTCGCTAACGTGAAGGCGTACCTTATGGAAGCACTCAAAGACATACCGGAGCGCGAAAATATCACAATTATCGCATAACATACCGACACCAATGTCGGAAACATCACGGGAGGGCCCTGCTGCCCTCCTGAATATAAAGGAGGCACACACATGGAATTATTAAAAAGCCCATTTCTGAACGATCCGAGCAGTCTCGTCGCTCAGGCTTTTGGGATTTTATACCCAGACAAGCAATACGAGGCTATACTGGTTGACAAAATTGTGGACGAAGAAGGCACGGAAATGGTAGGTTGCACAACATACCCGGACGACAACAGCCTCCCGCTCATAGAAGTGGCCGGACATATCCCGGCAGCGGCGGTACCTGAAATATTGGCCCACGAGCTCGCGCATGTAGCAGCACCCGGAGACGAGCACGGCCCAGAGTGGAAAGCAGCCTTCGAGAGTATTTACACAAAATACAACGAGCTGGCAGTTGCTCGCTTCGGAGAACCGCCGGCAGAGGCTACTCAATGACAGCGGCCATAATATGCGCAGGCGTTTTGCTGCTGGTGCTGGCAGCAGGCGCTCTGGCGTTGCCGCTTTATAAATTGCGCGCATGGCAAAAGGAAGAAATCAAGAAGGGAGGCGTTTGAGAATATGGCAAAACAAAAGAAAACGCTCGAAATCACCCAGACACGAACAAAAGCCAACCGCCAAGAGATACAGATCAATGACATGGACTACACGACCGCAGCAGAGCCGAAAGCATACGCGGACGGCCACCCGGTTTTTTGTGCACATGACAAAATTGTGCCTATAAAGGAACTCAGAGAAAACCCTCTAAACCCAAATAAGCACCCGGACGATCAGATCAGAGCTCTCTCGGCCATAATTAAAGCAACGGGCTGGAGACAGCCGATCACGGTGAGCACCCGCTCCGGTTTGATTGTAAAAGGCCACGGCAGACTCGCAGCGGCCAAGTATGGCAAATTAAAAGAGGCGCCCGTTGATTATCAGAACTACGCCAACGAGGAGGAGGAACTCGCCGATCTTATGGCAGACAACCGGATCGCTGAGCTTGCAGAAATAGACAGCGTAAAACTGGCCGAAGCCTTCGAAGCAGTTGACACCGGTGCTATCCCGTTTGAGCTGACCGGTTACGAGGAGTCCTTCTATCAGGAACTTGCGACAGCATTGTGCGAGGCTGAGCATGACAAAGACGAAGAAAACGAGGACGACGTGCTCCCGCCTCCCGCGGAGCCATTCAGTAAACTGGGCGACGTCTGGATCCTCGGCCGTCATAGAGTTATGTGTGGAAGCTCCACAAACCCGAAGGACCGCGAGACACTTCTCGACGGAGCTGCACCGGAGCTTATGCTCACGGATCCTCCATATTGTAGCGGAGGCCACCAAGAAAGCGGAAAAGCTACCGGAAGTATCGGAACCGTAAGAAAAGGCCAGACAGAGGCGCCAAAGATTGCAAATGACATACTCAGCACCCGGGGTTATATCAATTTATTAACCTCAGCCTTCGAGGGTATCACTCCTCTTTTTGCGTATGTGTTCACAGATTGGCGCATGTGGATCTATTTATACGATATTATTGAAAAATCAGGCTTCGGCGTCCGCTCTATGAT